ACTTCAACGGGAAACCCGATTTTGACTGAAACTGAAAGACTTGATAAAGAAGGAGGAGAAACAGTAAGAGAAGCAGAACAGAGTGTAACAGATTTTGAAGTGGATTACATGACGAATAACGTTCCGTATGCAGTTGTGTGGGAAGAACGAGATGCAATGATAGCTAAAAATATGCTTAGAATTGAACGAAATATCAGGAGATTCAAATGAGTTTTTTAGCTATAGATCAAGCATTTATAAATAAATTTATTGAAGCTGACTTTGGGATTGATACTGTTCACGAAAACGTTTCATACAGTCCGACTCCTGGAACACCATTTGCTGAACTTCTTTGTTTAAACAACGATATTACTGAGTATTCTTTAGCACACAGCATGGAAACTGAAGGAATTTTTAGAGTTATCTTAAAATATCCTCCAGATGAGTACTCAATAATAGCTAAAACAATGGCTGAAAACATTTTTGCAGAGTTTCCACTCGGTTCTATTGTATCTTATGGAACAATTAGTTCAAAAATAATAAAACATAAGAGACAAACGGGAACTTTTGGAAAAGAACTAACAACAACTTTTCCTGATGAAGGATGGTACAAGTTAGTTGTTTCAATAATACATAAAACTTTTATTACAAGGAGTTAGAACAATGAGTGAAGTTCAAACATCAGCAGGAACAACTTTTGCTCTTAGTGCTGACGCACCCGCAACTTATGATGAGACAGGCTATTCTGCTCTTACGTACACAGATGTGGGAGAAGTTACAAACATTCCTGAGTATGGAGGCACATATCAACTTGTTACACATGAGCCGCTAGCAAGTAGAGCAGTTGTTAAACGAAAAGGTTCTCTTAATCATGGGTCTTTGACTTTACAAATAGGAAAAGACATTAATGATGCTGGCCAAGCTCTTTTAAAAACAGCATATGGTGAAGATGAAGCGTATTCTTTTGAAATTACACTGCAAGACGGAACTATTCACTATATTACAGGGCAAGTTTTCAGTTTTACGACAAATGTCGGAAACAGCAACCAAATTACAGGAATCAGCTGCCAGATCGAGCTTGATACTGAGATTATCGAAGTAGCAGCTTCTGCTAGTTAATCATTGTTAACAACTAAATAAAAGGATTTTTACTAATGGACATTTTATCACTTGAAGCACCTGATACATTAAGAGTTCATCTTCAACACCCTGATATCGGACTTTTATATTCTGATAAAGAACGTACAAAACCAGTTGTTATTACAGTTTACGGACCTGGAAGTGAGCAAGCGACTAAATTTGAAAGAAAATATCAAAAAAAGCTTTCTCAAGTAATGTCATCAAGAGGAATGAAAGGAGTTTTTAAAATTCCACCTGAAGAACAAGAACAAACAAATCTTGACCGTCTCGTTGCTTTGACTCATTCTGTTGAAAATATGGAATACAATGGACAACCTGTAACTGTTGAGAATATTCGTGAAATTTACGAAAATCCCAAACTTGGATGGATTCGAACTCAGGTTGCTAAGAGAACAGGCTCATGGGATGAATATTTGGGGGAGTAGCTAGAGACTCTGAAATCTGGGTTAAACAAATGGCTTGGCTTCAGGCTCCTGTTGACCCAGATTTCAAACATCAAAAAAATCATGAGTCTCGCTTAGAAAAATTTGATGAAAATGCAGAAGAACTTCACTATGAGCCTGAAGCATACAGCACCTATATTATTAATATTGCAAATTCAATCGGTCTGTATAAAAATAGTGGATACGGACTAATTCCAATAACATGGACAGAAATTTTATCATGGTCAATTTTAACAAAAACTAAAATAACACCTTGGGAGGCAGGTTTAATTATGAAATTATCAAAAGCATTTGTCTCTCAACTTTCAATATCTAAGAATCCTTCTTGTATTTCACCTATTCAAGAAATTGACGAAGAAAAACTTGAATTAAAAAGAAAAGCTATTTCTGATGCTTTTAAAGCAATGCCTGCTATTAAACGGAGTAAAAAATGAGTCTTGATGTAGCTAGATTACAAATTGAAGCTGATAGTACTCAAGTTAGATCTGCGTCTAGAGATTTAAAAGAACTTGAAGTTCAGTCTGGAAAGACAGAAAAATCAGCAAAAGGAATGGCTTCTACAATGAAAACTGTAGGAGCTATTATAGCTTCATCATTTGCTACATATCAAATTCAAAAATTTGTTAAAGAAGCTACTTTAGCTTATGCTCGTTTTGAGACTCTTGGCGTTGTAATGAAACAAGTAGGTCAAAATGCTGGCTACTCTGCAGATGAAATGGCTCAATTTGAAATGCAATTACGAAAACATGGAATTGCAATGACTGAGTCTAGACTTACATTAACAAAAATGGTTCAAGCTCAAATTGATTTAGCTGATTCTGCAAAATTAGCTAGATTAGCTCAGGATGCTGCTGTTATCGGAAATTTAAACTCTTCTGAAGCATTTTCAAAACTTATTCATGGTATTCAAACTGTACAAACAGAAACTCTTCGAACAATTGGTATTAATGTTAGATTTGAAGACGGTTATAAAAAATTAGCAAAACAACTTGGAAAAACAGCTGATGATTTGACTGAAGTTGAAAAAACTCAAGCAAGAGTAAATCTTGTAATGGAAGCAGGAACAAGAATTACAGGTGTTTACGAAGCAGCTATGGAAACTGCGGGTAAAAAATTCGGTTCTATGACTCGCCATATTGATGACTTAATGGTTGTAGTAGGAAAAACTTTTGATCAAACATTTGTTAAAGGCATTGATGCAGTAACTGAAATTTTAAAATCAACTAGAGCATGGGTTGAAGAAAACGATAAACTTCTTCAAATGGGGTTTGAAGAAGGATTAGCTAGAATTGTTGATGTATTAAAAGTTCTAGTTGTTTTAATAGGTACACGTTTAGTAGCGTCTTTAATTACAAGTACTGCAACATTGGGATTTCATATTCAACAATGGGTAGCGTATCAATGGCAATTAGCTAAATTTATCGGAGTTTCAAGAACTGCTGCATCAGCACAGCTAGCTTTAACGGGAGCAGTTAAAGCTGGAAATACAGCTCTAGCCTTAGTGGGAGGCCCTGCTGGAGCTGCTGTTATCGCTGCGTACGGAATTGTTCATTTTAGAGAAGAATTAGGACTTGTAAAACCCAACGCAGATAAAGCTACTGAAGCTGTCGATAAATTGACAAAAGGTATAGAAAAGTTAAATGAAGTTCAAGCAGCGAGTAGAAAACTTCATGTACTAAATGAATTGGATAAACAAACAGCTAATTTAAAAAAATTTACTGATGAAATTGAGCATTGGCAAAAAGTACTAAAAGAAAATAGTACAGAAGACTTAGGATCAGAAGCAATACAAGAAATAGAAAATAAAATAATTCATTTAAAATCAGGAGCAATTGAATTTGAAAAAATTATAGAAAAACTTAAATCTTCTCTTGATTTGCTTGAAATTGTTCCTACAGCTAAAAATGATGCTGAAAACCTGCGTAGGGTTGCTAGTGCGATGGATCATGCCAGAGGAAAAATACCCCCGTTTAAGAAAGAAACAAAAGAACTTTCTGAAGAAGCTAAAAAGGCTGCAGAACAACTAAAAGAAGTAAAAAAAGCTATTGATGAACTTGGTCTTTCTGCCGCTCTTGGCATGTTTGAAACGTATGATTTTTCTAAAGTAGCTGATGATAGAGTAGTTGCTGAATTACAGGCGGCAGAAACTTCTGCTCAAATCTGGAAAGAAAAGCACGAGAAAGCATATGCTTTACAAAAGAGGCTTTCTCAAGTTTCTTATGACGAATTAGCAGATTTAGACAGAAGAAGAATTGAGCAAGCAAAAAACGAAGAAGAACAAGCTCGACAAGAAAAGATAAGGAAAGAAAAAGAAGCATCAGAGAAAATAAAAAAAGAATGGGAACGGGTGTATGATGACATGCACAAGTTTGCCGCCGATACTTTCTATGACATCTTTGACGGTCAGCTTGACTCCTTTGAAGACTTCACCGATCAGATGCTGAACATCTTCAAACGGATGCTGGCGAACATGGCCGCTGAAGCCGCTATGACAAACATTTTCAAGCCGATGATGAATCAGATGGCCGGGTCCACCCTGGGAAATATGCTGGGGTTGCCGAGTTTAGCTGGTGGAGGCGGGACGACCATGTTTCCGAGTTTCGGCGGCATGTCAAATCTTCCTGGTATGGGATGGTTGGGGGCAACGATTCCAGGATCAACCAATTTGGCTATGACAACCGCCGGGGCCTCTCAAGGGATGTTGTATCCCGGCGCAATAAGTGGGCCTGCTCCTGCTGGTTTCGGTGGCGTTACCTGGGGATCAGCACTTGGCGCTGGAGCTTTAGGCAGTCTTGGGTATTCTACGCTTGGTAGCGCAATTGGTCTTCCAACGTCTGGATATTCCGGCATAACATCCGGCCTTGGTGCTGCTGGCATGTCTGCGTATGGTGGATCTCTTGCCAGCTTGACAGGGATAGGAGCTTTAGGCGGTCCGATAGGAATCGGCCTCGGGGCATTAGCAGGGGGATTGCTTGGCGGATTGTTTGGTGGCAGCGATCCAACGCCAACTATTCAGTTGAAATCGGGACTTCGGCCGGATTCTGGTGTCTATCCAGGTGAAGTTAACTCCCCCGCAGGCTTTAATTACCACACCTGGTTACAGGATGTGGGGTCGAGGGCGGAAATTGGAAGCGCCGTCACTGGGTATTTTGATTCGCTGTTCATAGCGCTGGACAATGTGACAAAATTTTCAGTTAAAGACGTTCTTTCGTCAACAAGTTTTTTGACCAGAGTAGATCCTAATGATTATGACGGGGACATGAATGCTATTTTGGCTGCTATGTCAAGAGATATTTTTGGGGATATACAAGAAAATCTTGAGATCGCCTTACTTGGCTTTGATTCGAGTTCCATTGATTTGGGCTTTTTTGAAGCAATTAAAGTAGAAGGGGAATCCTTATTCAATACGTTCGCACGCTTTTCTTCCGTTGTTGAAAACACTGACAATTTTATGGAGGAGTTCACTCGCAGAACGGAAGAGTTGGGATTGTCTGCTGAAACCGCATACCAGCAAATTCAGCTTATTTCCGGCGTTATGTCCGAAATGGACATGGCTATTGCACAGATCACCGGATCAGCCGTAATCGGTCAGATAAACGCCTTGTCGGACACCTGGAATGCCTATATTGATGTGATGAAACAGGCACAGGCATCAGCAGAACAGCTCGTAGCGGCGGAACAGAAAAAGAACCTGGTTGTCGGTTCCCAAGTAACCGGACTGAATATCAACAGCATAGCACAGGCAATCAAATCCGGTTCCAGCGTAGATGCTATTGTTTCAAAAGCCATGGGTGATCTTGTGGCCGAAAAAATGGCTCAAGAGATGTTTGATGAAATGGTTCCTGTGGTTGAAGAGGCCGGGCGAATCTGGTCTGAGACAGGTGGGAATATTGATGCTGTGACGGATTACTTGAGGTCGATGGGGTATCAGTTTGAAGATACAATGAGTGTGTTTTCTGATTCTATGGAATCGGCCAGAGATGCTCTGGACGCCGCTATTGGAAAAGAAGAGCAATTAATAAATGCCAGACTTGATGCTGCTGTTAAAATAGATACTCTACTGGTAGATTTGATGGGGGGATCTCAAGCCCCTGTTCAGTCTATGGAATTTTTTGAACGAAGATATGAACAGCTTTTAGCAGAAGCTCAGGGGGCAACTACAGCCGAAGAAATAAATAGTTCTGTTGATGCTTTGACTGGGTTTGTTTCCCAGTATCTTGATTTTGCGGGCGACTACGGCGGGCAGGACTATAACTCCCTTTTCAATAAAATTACATCTGATTTAAAGGATATTGAATATGAACAGAGATCAGAAGCAGAAAAACAAATTTCTAAACTGGAAGAAATAAACTCAACACTTGGGATTGTCGCCGATGCTGCGCTAAGCCTTGAAACGGCTTTTGCCGATTTCTTGTCAGCGCAATCAGATTTCTTATCTGCGCAATCAGAAGTAGGCCAAGCCGGGTTCAATGAAGCTAAGTATATGCAAAACAAAGTAGACCAATTAAACCAGATCGGATTTGAAGGGAAAAGTTGGGATTTGGAAAGCACTTACGCCGCTTTTGATCGCGTCGGCCTAACGCCACTGGAACACTATCTCCGATACGGAAAAGACGAGGGTCTGATGCCCTTTGCTGATGGTGGGATTTCAACAGGACCATCCAGTGGGTATCCAATTATGGCGCATAACACAGAAGCCCACGTTCCGATTAAAAACGGGTCCATCCCGGTTGAAATCAGCGGACCTGGGACTATCCCAAATGTAAACCTTAAAATATTTATCGGCAACAAAGAAATTAAAGACTTCCAGGTTGAGGTTATAAATACTGATCCTGAAGCTCAAAGAGCAATCAGGAGAGTGGCAAATGGTTGATATGTCCACATATCTGAGTACTAAAGTGGCGGATTACATTGCCGAGGAATTAACTATTTCTCCGCAAAATGTAATGATAGAAGAGGGGCGGAAACGGCAGTATTACCATGAATACGACGATGGAGAACTGGAAGTTGTCACCACAGCAGATTCTTTTTTTACAGTCAAGATTGAATGGACCTGGATGTCAAATGCAGATGCGGCAACAATTCTCGACTTTTACCATGACCCGTTAAAATGCAATGGCAAAACCAAGTCATTTTACTGGCTGCACCCGGTTGACGGCAATACTTATGTCGCCCGGTTTGCAACCGACTTGACACAGATTGATACGGTTGAAAAGCCAAACGCAAAAGAGATACCACAGATTACATTAAGAATTGAGGGCGTGAAAGCATGATTTCCTGGTTATTTGAAATAGACACGCTGAGGCTGTCCACAAAGGATGTGACCTGGAATACAACCGATTACTCCGGTGTGATTCTTGCTGATTCATTTTCTGGCATTACAATGCGCTGGAACATTGCCGGAAATGGCCTAATTGCCCCTAACGAAATGTCGTTTGATGTGTCAAATACGGATGCAACTTACACCACATCGCAGTTTGAGGGGAAGTTTTGTACCGTCCGATTGATTGAAGATGATTCCAATATCAGGACGTGGAAATTCAAGATCGAACGAGCTATTGCCTATTACGGAAAGATCACCTGCTATTGCGTGGATTTTTTGCAGGAGCATCTGGTGGGAGATTACCCGAACACTAAAGCGCCTAAAGAGATCTGGCCGTCCAGTGATGCTGAATCCAGTGATGATTATTGTGTGCCCGTTGTTCTTGGCACGGCGTATATTCCGATACGATCAGTCAACACCGCAACACAGCGGTTTTATGTGCTGGGAGAATCAGGTCCTACTTACACGGTCCATGAAGTAGCATCGCCTCGGCAGTGGCCTAACAAGTCAATATGGTCAGCTGCTTCATACAATATGAATGGGTATGTGAACAGTGGGTACCAGCTCCTTCAGCCTATTATCGCCGACTCAACAGGGGATGGCAATGCTGATGCCCCGGGTTTGTGGAGATCTGGGGATACGTTTTATGACATGTTGTGCCGGTTTGAGAGAAGTGACACTTCGGCATTAAATAACCCTGCCGAATGGGTGGAGTATGTGCTAGAGGATTTTGGTGTTGCCAGTGCTGATATTGATGTTGTTTCGTTTGCTGCTGCTGAATCAACATATGATACCCTGACTGTCGGTTTTGATGGCGGGGGATGGTGGAAAAAGGAACCCAGAGAAAGAGTGCTGTCAAATTTACTGGCCCAAACAGATTCTTTCATAAAATGCACCGATAAGGTAGAGTTATATCAATTCGATAAAACGCCCCAAGAAACCATAACCAATGTCCTTTTGTTGTCTTTTTCTCCATCCAAGGTCACAAAAGTCAATAATGATTCTGGTCGAGTGCATTGGCCTGAATCATTCGATAAGCCGTCCGATATTTTGAACGGGAAAGCCGTTGTCCCAACCTACGGCGGCGGTACAGAAAACACACCTTCGTCTGAAATTTTAGAATGCCGGTTTTTATCCGGGCAATCGATTAACGCTCAAAAAGCAGGGATACTTTATTTCCAGAAGAAATATGAACAAAGCCAGAGGATCAATTTTAGCGTTACATTTTCAAGTCTAACCAAAAAAGCAACCCTTACCCCAGGACAGGTCGTGACAGTTGATAATTCTCTGTACGGCGGTACGAATAACGTCATTATTACAGACATGACGATTCTTCCTGATATGAGGGTTAATTTCACCGGGGTAGTTCTTGACCATCTGGAAGACTGGGGAGACCTGACTACTACAACAAAAGACGTTATTACAGATACTTCTATGGGGTTTCAGTTGGCTACGACTGATTACTCAGGGAATGTATCTTCCGATTGGGATCTACTTTTAAATATTCCCCAGCGTTTTCTTGATACAGCGACTTTAGGGATAAATGTAACCGACTCCTATATGGGGTATTACGACGGAACTAATTTCACTGTTTATATTGATGCGAATGGAAACATGCGGGCAGGTGACCCTGATTTAGGTCAAGGTTTTGTTTGGAATCAAAGCGCAGGCGCATATACCATATCGGGCTCTTTAACTGTTCAGAACCCGGCTGGAGTTCGGTCTAATTTGAATGTTGCTGACGGTGCTGATGTAACACAGGTTGCTTTGGATTTAGGAGCAGCTATTGATAATGCTAAAGCCAACGGAAATACACTAATTTCTGGGGGATTTATTCGTACATCTCTTATCAATGCCAGTGCCATTGTGATTGGAGACCTGAGTGGTGCCGGGGAATTGGCTGGTCAGAATCAAACAGACCTGTCTCTCACTCCATCGGATAACCAGATTCCCAACCCTGACTTTGAATTAGGTTTGGGGGGATGGGTTATATATAATACAGAAAACCCTCTCGAAACGTCCTCCAAAGTTATTTTACATGCTCGAACAGACACACCTTATGGTAAATTGCTTTTACGAGCCACAGGGGCTGTTAACTTTGAAACACAAAAATATATTCCGGTTTCAGAAGGTAAAACTTATTTTGGTGAAATATGGGCTAGACCTGCAAGCTTTGATTCAGTTGATACAAACATCCGTTTCTATGCTGGGGTAAGGCAATATGATTATGATAAAGTCTTTATTACAAACAACTACTTTATTGCTTCAAATGTAACTATCACCTCCTACTTTGGATGGCGTAGATACACAGGCACATTTACTGTTCCTACGGGTACTTCATATATCCGCGCCATGGGCTTACTAAATTACCAAGGTACAGCAGATGACGGTATACTTGATGTAGGCTACATGCGTATTTCTGAGGTGGAATCAGGTGCTGATGTCACCAGCAAGAATACCGCAGCGGACACGAATCTGGTAGGAGGTGTTCCATCAGGAACCGTTGCCGGTTGGCGGTATGGGTCCACTACATATATCAATGGTGGCAATATTTACACCAATACGATTACAGCCAACCAAATAGCAGCGAATTCTATTACAGCAGCCAGCGGAATTATTGCCAATGCTGCCATCACAAATGCAAAGATAGCGGATCTTGCGGTTGACACTCTGAAACTCGCTGAACAGGCAGTAACTATACCTGTTGCTTCATATACAGCAGCTTGGGCAAGCGTAGGTACGGCATGGACAACAGTTCAATCCGCTACTATTGTTTCAACAGGTGCCTCTATAGTTGTTACCGCTGCTTTAGTAGTAAATCTAAAATCCAACGGCCTTGACGAAGTCATCCACATGAAGGTACGAATTTTAAAGGGGGATAGTGTCATATGGGGAGATGAGGTAATGGTAAGAAGCTGGGCCTATAATGAAGTACAAAGTTCTGTCAGTATCCCCCTAATTAATACCCCTGGTTCCGGTTCAACAACATATACATTACAGGTGATTTATTCTGGTGGTGTAGGAACATGTAGTGTTGGTAGCAGGTCAATCACACTATTGGAGGTAAAGAAATAATGAATTATATGATTTATGATAAACATACCGGCGAAATTTTAAGGGGAGTGTCATGTACCGAAGAGGACATAAAAAACCAATTAGGAGACAACGAGCTTTTCCTTGAGGGGAGCGTCAATGATGTAGAATACAAAGTTGTTGATGGTAAATTCGTGCCTTATGCCCGGGCAGAAAAAGACATGAAAACTTTTGAGCTTGTGAAGAATACCAAACCGACCAATATCCGTAAAGACATGACGGATGAGGAGGTGGATCAAGCAATATCAGAATACTTTATGGGTATGGTGGATGTCTCAATATGGAAGGTGGAAAACTATGGTTATCTCCGTCAATGCTTCTACCCACCCCGTGAGGATTACTTAGATGCCCAGGTCAAACTAAATAGCAAGGATCCTGCTGATGTCTCCAAAGGAACGAGCCAATTGCAAAACTATTATGATCAGTGCCTGTCTGTAAAAGTCAGATTTCAAAAACCCATAACCGGAATCAAAGAGGAGATTTAATTATGCCTGAAAACACAACTATCAATTCTACCTATCTGTTCACACTTCTGGGTATTAAAGAAGCAGAACTTACACTTCTCAAAGAACGGATTAGTCGTTCTACACAAGAGCTGCAGCAGGCCAATGCAAAGCTTCAGGAACTGATGCAGAAACAGACTACCGAACAGGATAGCTAATTATTTGTTAACTAACTGTTGACGTTTAGTAAAACTTCTACTACACTTGTCTAAAATTCACTAACTCTTGGGGAAACAAATGGCAGAAACTTCTGAAATAACAAAGCTTACCGACTGGGCTAATGAACCGAGTATTAGTGATCTGAAACAGAACCTGGATGATGCGGCATTAGAACATGACGGACATCTTGCAGATGTGACCCGATGGCTGGACAACTTGTATGTGTCCGGTTCTGCCAAACCAAAGAAGATGGAAGGAAGTTCATCTATTCAGCCTAAACTTATTAGGAAGCAGGCTGAATGGCGATATTCTGCATTGTCTGAGCCCTTCCTAAGTACCCCTGATATTTTCAATGTTCATCCGGTAACTGCCGGTGATAGGAAGAGAGCCCAGCAGAACCAGTTGGTCCTGAATAACCAGTTCAATACCAAAATTAAGAAAGTAGCCTTCATCGATGCGTATGTCCGTGACGCAGTTGACATCGGTACGGTGATTGTTAAACTGGGTTGGGATTCTGAAGAAGAAGAAGTCACTTCCATGCAGCCGGTAAACTCTGTTTTCATTCAAGCCGCAAATGGTGGCGGATACTATCTGTCAATACTATCGGCTCAGTTATCCAGCCAACAGCAGGATACGTTGATGTAACAGTGAATAATACTGACAACTATTTTATGATGTTTCCGCCAGCCACATATGGGGAATTCTCTTCACAATCACAATATACTTATTTATATTTTTTAGGTTTTAGAAAAATATCAACAACCCAGCTTAGAATTCAGTGGGGCAGTCTTGGATCACTTGGTGATCTCTATGGAGAATGGGCGCATATGATCAGCCAAAGTCCAATTTTTATAATCGAAGTTACTGCTGGTTAAACATAATAACAAAAGGAGCTTAACCATGCAACAAAGAAACATAGAAGGATCTCGCCTTCTGCAAATTATCGGCGCAAAAGAATATGAACTTGATATCCTCAGAGAACATATATCCAGGCTTGAAAAAGAAAAAAAAGAATTACAGGAAAAGTGCGACAAAAAAGAAACAAAACCGTTAGAACAGGCTGAATTGAAAGAAGAGAAGTCCTCTCAAAAGGGGTAAATTATGGCTGAAGTACAAATATCCCCTGACTATGTTGCATTTTTAGATGTTACGCCAACAAAAATTTTACCGTTGCGTCATTCGTTTAACCACGTGCAACACAACTTCGAGGATGGCAGGGTGAGAACCCAAAACCTTTCATCTGTAAAATATGACATTGAATTGCAATGGGACTATATATCTTCTGCTGATTTAGAGACGATTCTTGACTGGTACCATAATGATAGTAAGGCAAACGGCATGGCCCGGACGTTTTACTGGCGTCATCCCCGTACCGAAATATTATATGTGGCCCGGTTTTTAGGCCCGTTGCGGACAAGCTATGAGCCGGGATTTCTGCAAAGCATAAACAAAATTCCAATGCGGGTGGTGCCTGCATAATGGATATAATAGGACAGAAACAACAGGGGTTGATATGAGTATATTAAGTTTTATCCCGGTAATTGGCCAGGCCCTGGACAAGGGCCTGGGAGTTGTGGACAAACTGGTTGCTGACAAAGACTTGGCGGAACAACTCAAATCTCAAATCAAAAGTCAGGTGTTGGTACAGGAGCATGATCAGCTTGTGCGGGAACTGGACAGCCAGACAAAGATCATTCTGGCTGAGGCAAAGGGCGGATGGCTGCAAAGAAACTGGAGGCCGGTGCTGATGCTGACGGCCATTGCAATCATAGCAAATAATTATATTATCGCTCCTTATATCGGACTGTTTTTCCCTGGCAAGGAGCTTATGCTTGAATTGCCCGGCGGACTTTGGGCGCTGCTGAATGTTGGTGTTGGGGGGTATGCAGTTGGTAGAAGTGCCGAAAAGATACTCAAAAAGGATTAGGACTATTATGACATCTGAAGACGTAATTTTGGAACGAATCGAACATCTGAGCGAAACAGTCAGGCAACAGTGGGAAGGAATTAAGGAACAGAGTTCTGATATATCTGAAATCAAAAAAACCGTGTCGATCATCG